GAACAAACTTATGCTCAACCTCAAGAGAATATTCAAGAACTAGCAATGACTTATGCTAAACAAATAGCAGAGCAACAGGTTCAACAACAATCTTTTGTGGCTAAGATGACAGAAATTGAGAAGAACGCTAAGGAAGAATTCGGTGATGTTTACGACAAATCCGTAACGAACTTACAATTAGCTGGTGTTGGTGGTCAGGAATTCTTGCAGGCTTTAGCTGCAATTCCAAGTCCTGAAAAGGTCATTACATTTTTAGGTAAGTCTGAAAACATCAATGAGGCAATAAGAATAGCCAATTTAAGTCCATTACAAATGGGAGTTGAATTGACTAAGTTATCCTCAAAAGCAACGAAGGAACTCGGAAAACAGAAGTCTAATGCTCCAGCTCCTGTTGGTGATGTAGAAGGTGGTTCAAGTAGAGCTTTAGGAACTGTTGAACCTGATCCATCGGATTCTGAAGCATGGATTCGTTGGAGAGCTGCAAACGCAAGAAAAAAACGCTAAATAAAAAAATCCTATTGAAATTATTTTTGATAGGATTTACAATCAATTCATAGGTCGAAATGAACCGTTAATCATTGTAACAGGCGTAAATTGTTTCTCTCTAGCCAAGACGAAAAGTGAGTATTTCCTTTTTTTCAATTTAAATGGAGAGTCAAATGACTACGAATTCTTTATTAACGATTAATCAGATCACGAACGAAGCCGTGCGTCTGTTTACTCAAACTAATGCGTTTTTACGCACAGTAAGCCGTCAATATGACGATCAGTTTGCTCGTACTGGAGCTAAAATCGGTTCAACATTGCGTGTTCGTTTACCTAACGATTACACAGTTTCTACTGGGCCAGCTATTACTCCACAAGGTACTAACGAACAAAACACAACTTTAACCGTAGCTACTCAAGCAAACGTACCTGTATCTTTTGGTACTGCTGAGAAAACTATGCAATTGGATGACTTCAGCGAACGTGTTTTAGCTCCTGCTGTTAACCGTTTAGCTGCTTATGTTGCTGCTGACTTGATGAACGTAGTTAATACTTCAGCAAACTTAGTTGCAAATTTAAGTGGTTCAACATTGTCTAGTCCAACTGCTACTCAATGGCTACAAGCTGGTGCAGCACTTGACCAGAACTTATCACCAAGAATGGATCGTAAGATTATTCTTGATCCAGTAACACAATCTCGTACTATTAGTTCATTAGCTGGTTTATTTAACCCACAGGTTAAGATTTCTGACCAGTATGAAACAGGTATTATTTCTCGTGATACTTTGGGCTTTGATTGGATGTATGACCAGACAACTCTAGTTCATACTGTTGGTACATTTACTGCTGGTACTGTTAATGGTGGTTCACAAACAGGTACAACTTTAACTGTTAATGCAATTACTGGTTCATTGAACGCTGGTGATGTTATTACTATTGCTGGTGTATATGCGATTAACCGTTTAACTGGTTTATCACAAGGTACATTACGTCAGTTTGTTGTAACTGCTAACGTAAACTCTGGTGCAACTTCTATCCCAATTTACCCAGCGATTACTCCAGCTCCTGCTGCGTTTAATACTGTAACTGCATCTCCAGCTAACTCTGCTGCAATTAGCTTAGTAATGCCTGCTGGTACACAGTATCGTCAGAACTTGGCATACTTCCCAGAAGCATTTACTTTAGCAACTGCTGACTTAGAAATGCCTACTGCTGGTGTGGTACAAGCTGCTCGTGCTAACTTTGATGGAATCTCATTGCGTATGATTGAAGCATATGACGTTATGTCAGATAGCTTGATTACTCGTATGGATATTCTATACGGTTACGCTGCAATCAAACCTGAATGGGCTTGCGTAGTAGCTGACGTAGTTTAATTTGCGTTGTAGATGTATTGGTGGACTCTCTTAATTGGGAGTCCATTCTTCAGATTAAGGATAGATATGAGCCAACCATTGCCGACAACTCCTAGAGATATTATTACTTTAGCACTTAAAACGGCAAACGTCATAGGTGTTGGACAAACTCCATTAGCTGAAGATATAAACGATTGTTTCAATATGCTAAATATGATGCTTGCTCAATGGCAACGCAGACGTTACATGGTATATAACTTAGAAACAATAGGCTTACAAGCGACTGGTGCAGTATTGTACACAATTGGTACTGGACAGCAATTTAATATCACAAGACCTGTAAAGTTAGAATCTGCATTTATTCGTATGCAAGGTGGTTCTGTTCTGCCTGTGGATTATCCTTTACAAGTTTTAAGAGCACAAGAAGACTACAACCGAATCTCGATTAAGAATCTTAATGCGTTTCCTCAATATATTTATTACTCAACTGGTTTTCCAGTCGGTAATGTTTATGTATGGCCTGTACCCAATAATCAATATGAAATCTTTATAACTGTGATGATTCAGTTAGATTCATTTGAAAATCTAAGTGATACGATTGTTTTACCTCCTGAATACTTGGATGCATTGCAATGGAATCTAGCAGATAGAATATTGACGATTTATGGTATGCCTGATAATCCGAAGATTACAAAGTATGCTGAAGCAAGTATGCGAGCAATTGAAGAAGTCAATTCACAAATTCCATTGTTGCATATGCCAATTGCTTTGCGTGGCAAGTCTGGAGCATACAACATTTATGGAGATTTCTACGTTGGAAGTGCTGGATAATGGCGAAGGTAGCTTTATCCAATGGTGCTTATCAAGCAAGAAGCGTTATAGCGTCTGCACAGCGATGTGTTAATCTTTACTTGGAAGCGAATCCACAAACAAGTGTATTTCCATTTACGCACTATCCAACACCAGGCTTAACTTTACAAACTAATGTAGCCGTTAATTCATGGAGAGGATTATATTTTGCAACCAATAATCAACTCTATGGTGTATGTGGTAATACTGTTTATGCTATTAGTAGTTCAAATGTTTGTACCGTTTTAGGAACAATTACATCATCTAGTGGCCCAGTTTCAATGGTCGATAATAGCGTTGATTTAATACTTGTCGATGGTACGTTAAACAATGGATGGACAATTCATCTAGCAAATAATGCGTTTGCTCAAATTACTCAAGCTGGTTTCTATGGTGGCAATCAAGTTAATTATGTTGATGGCTACTTTGTATTGAACTATATTGGCACAAGAGAATGGTATATTTCTTTGCCAAATACAACAACATTTGATCCAATTGATTACGCATCGACTACAGGATTCTCGGATTTATTAGTTGGTATTGGTATTACAAGACGTTATTTATATTTGTTTGGTGAAACAACGACTGAAGTTTGGTTTAATCAAGGTAACACGACATTTCCATTTGGAAGATTGCCTGGTTCGTTTATTCAATACGGATGTGCAGCAACCAATTCAATAGCACAAATGGATGGTGAATTGTATTGGGTAGCACAATCTCCACAAGGTCAAGCGTTTATTTGTAAGACTTCTAACTTTGCAGCACAACAGATTTCTACATTTGCTATCAATAATGAGTTACAAGGTTATCCAACATTATCTGATGCTATTGGTTATACCTATGAGTTGAACGGACATTTCTTTTATGTAGTTACATTCCCAACAGCTAATAAGACATGGGTATATGACTTGTCCAATAATCAATGGAATGAATGGAATTATATTGATAACAATGGTGGGTTTAATCGTCATCGTTCAAATTGCTTTGCTTTTGCTTACAATAAATTAATTGTAGGTGATTGGCAAAATGGTAATTTATATGCTATTGACCAAAACAATTACACAGATAATGGGCAACCAATAATAAGAGTGCGTGGTTTTTATCACATGGAAGATGACGCATCAAGTCGTGTGCATTATCGTAGCTTTATTGCTGAAATGGAATCTGGTAATGGATATTTAAATCAATCAACAAATGTTAATTTACGTTGGTCAGATGACAGAGGCAAGACGTATAGCAATCCAGTTATGCAAAACTTAGGTCAAGAAGGACAGTATCTTACAAGCATCAAATGGAATCGTTTAGGAATGGCAAGAGATCGAGTATTTGAAATCTTTTGGAGTGTACCTACTAAAACGGCTTTATCTGGTGCGTTTGTAGATGCATTACCAAACAATGGCTAATCTTGCATCCAATTTACCAGTCCTTAATATTCCATTTGTTGATGCGAATAATAATTTAAGTGTGCCCTGGCTAATGTTTTTGGTGCAAATGTACCAAAGAACAGGTGGAGATCAAACACCTCCATTAAATTTAACGCAGATTCAGCAACAATATCTACAAACAGTTAATATTCTGTCGGCAAATGGATTTGCAGGCAATATTGTTTATACAACAACAAATGCTGACGTTACTTTATCGACAACAGTAACAGGACTTGTAAAAGGTAACGGAACGGCTTTGTCTGCTGCAACTTCAGGAGCAGATTATTCTTTGCCAGTTTTGATAAGTTCTGCAAATGGATTTGCTGGTACTGTAGTCAATGGCACAAGCAATGCAACTGTAACGATGAAAACAACGATTACAGGACTTTTAAAAGGAAATGGAACTGCCATATCTGCTGCTTTATCTGGAACGGATTATGCTCCTGCTACGAGTGGCACAAGCATACTTTATGGT